ACCTGCAAAATCAAGAATGTAAAATTCAACCATCCCATCTACGAGAAAATGATGGAGTATTCGAATGCCGAAGAAATCGATGGCATGGATCTTATTGATCATGGTATCAAACTTTACAACTGGATGTCAACCGTTGGTATGGCTTGTATCCAGGAAGGGAGTTTAGAACCTATGATGATGAGTTCCAAAACTTTGACGAAATGTCATGAAAAACTCTATTATTGGCAAAAACGTTATCATGAAGCTAAGAGACAGTTTCTCACAGCTGAAGAACGCCAAGTCATGCTCGTGGAAGTTGAAAAGATCCATGAAACTTTAATGAAATATGTTCAGGTACAGAAAAGTGCCGCTTTCACATTGAGCTCTTCATCTTTGGTGAGAGACGCATTGACATTGCTCAATGACGTGAAAGATCTTGTTTGTAAAGTGGATCAAGTGAAGGTCGCGAAAGCATACCATTTGGTGGGAGAACCCAAAGTGGGTAAATCCACCATTACTCCTTTCATCCTTGAGCAAGCTTGTCTAGCTCGCGGTGTCAAATACCGTCCAGAAGACAATGCCCAATTGAATTTATTGGCGGCATATCAAGATGAAATCGAGAACACCACACAGACCATCACAATCAACGAGACTTTGCCAGTGAAGGAATTACACGCAAAGTCAGCAGAGACAGCTTACAACACTGCTCTCGCATTGGTAGACCCAGTACCATTCCATCCGAACAGATCAAGTTTGGAGGCTAAAGCTCGTGTGACGTGGCAAGGATTCTTTGTCCTATCAACAGGTAATAAAGGATTGCCTTTTCGAAATATTGCACAGACACCAGGAGCATGGGCACGGCGATATCACATCATTGAGATGAAAGTTCTTCCTGCGTATGCAGACCAATTTGGTCGTTTTGATTCAAGCAAAGCTGATGGCTCAAATGATTACCATGTTTTTAGTATCTATGAGATCGTTTTTGACGAGAAAGGTCGAGAAGAATATGTTTTCTTTGAGCATGATGGAAAGTCAACAAAGAAACTCAGCACGAGAGAAATGTTGGCTTACATACGAGATGATTGCATTCAGCATTACAAGGAACAGGACGAAATCGAGAGACGCAACCGTGAAAGGAAACAAACGGGTTGCTTGGTGTGTAAAAACATCGCCCAGTTTTGCGTGTGTGTTGATGACAAGACTTATGTCACGACACCACACAAAATTACGAAGGAAGCATCATCTATTGTGCAAATGACTGATCCATGTGAAAAGCAGACGCAAGCTGGAGATCGTGGTAAACCGTGTGTTTATTACAATATCAATGGCATTGTGAAATGCAAATATTGTGGCAAAGTTCATCATGCCCTCGAAGAGGAAGAAGATGATGATGAAGACATCCCAGATGATGAGGGTGTCGACGAAGAAAATCAAGCTGAGATGGGAATTCTCGGAGCTGCTGCTACGACTGCTACGTCTTTGGCGTGGAGCACAGTGTCTCCTTGGATTAACCCATTTACGAAAATGGCTTGGATTTGGACAATCGATAACGCAGTATCGAAAGTCATGTATGAAGATCTTGTTGAAGAACTTAGCTACATCCCAGACAAGATTGGAACATCAATTTTGAGCTTGACTCCCGAATCATGGGAGACAAGAGCCGATGGTACCAAATCTTTCTGGGGTAAGCGAAAGGAACAATTCATTACACTTTTGGCTGCAGAGAAGCAAATGTTCATGCCTTTGACTTATTATTTGAGAAGAGCATTCACACTTGGAGTTATTGTGTTCTTGTTGGCTTTTGCCTTCAATGGATACTGTGCCCACAAAGGGTTGCGATCCGCTTTTCAAAGACAAGTTGTGACAGAGGTGAAACCCTCTTTCAGCTTCTACTACTATTATCCTTTTCCAGCATATTCAAGTTATGTACACAGTAAGGCAACATTCTATGATGCCATTGGAACTGATTTTCGCGTGCATGACTGGAACATTTACAATGCTACTAACCCAGCACCTATGCAATATGAGATTCTCAAAGATATGGAGAAAGGGTATTACCTAGCAGAATATGGTCCTTTAGCACTTGATGTTGGATCATATTCATGGGTGAGATTAATCTCCTACACGCTTATGGAAGTGGCTGGACGGATTTATTTCCCAGCTTTCACTTTCCAATACCAGAGGAAAATCACGCGAATGGTTTGGGTTAGACGTATGTCTTGGTGGCAATTTCCAATTTTCCTTGGAGCATCGACCTTTGTTTCGACATTCTTGTTGATGTGGGCGCGGAGAGCTTTGGGTTTTCAGAAGCGCTATCGTCAATTACAAGACCGATGTCGGTCTGACAAAGGTTTTCAGAAACAAGTGTACAACGCAATGCTCAGACACCCGACTGAATACAATTCAATGATTCCCACAGCCGTGGGAGTAGTCGGAGCTATTGTGGCTGGACTTGTGTTGTGGAATAACATCAGATCATCACCAGAATCTGGCACCGAAATAGACCGCGATGTGCAGAAGTCAAGTTGGAGCGATTATTTCAATATTGGGTTCAATCGAACTCTCCCTGAACCCCAGGAGAGTAAGAATTCATCACCCACAGAAATTGAAAATATTCTATCTCGCAACATGACTACTGTCGAAGCTGTTGTCGACGGTAAACGTAGAAAGGTCTTTGGCCTCTACATCCAGAAAGGTGTGCTGATGATTTCACGACACTTCTTCAAGAAGGACACTACAAAAGAAGAGATGTTGGAAAGTTTGGATTTGGAAATGAATACCAACGGCGTGAAACACAAATGCCGAGCGTACCCAGAAAATATGGTGCGCATTGGGAAGAAGGATATGGTGCTCCTTTATGTGACAAAAGCACCACAAATTGCCAGAAAGGTTGATTATTTGTTACCGAGAATCAGTGGCGAAGGCTCCTTTAGGAGTCGCTTGCTGTACATCAAGGATGGCAAATCCAATAATGAAATCCTCAACGCAAAGTATCACCCGGATGTCTCCTCCTATAACCATTATTATGGTAAAGGATTGGAGTATGTTTCGACAGTGACTAAGGAGGGTTTTTGTGGATCAATCATTTTGGCAGATCGCCGAGACGGAGCCATCTTAGGTTTCCATTTATCAGGCAGATCGCGTAGCAAGACTTCCAGGTGGGGTTATGCACAAGAGATCTTGTACTCAGATTATGAATTGGCACTACAGGAACTATTGAAGTTACCAAGTGTGCTAGATAACAAAGCTGAGATGGGAACTCTGTGCACGACTCGCCTAGGTCTCAACCTCATCCCGAATAAGGGTCCTCATCCGAAGACAGTCATGTTTAAAGATGGTGAAATGGATCCTCATCCGTGTATGGAGGTGTTAGGTCATGACCCGTGTGTACCTAAATACAGGTCACGTGTCAGACGCGGACTGCTGAGCAAGAGCATTGAGAAACACTGTAATGAACCTTGCAGATGGAAAGCGCCCGATATGAAACAACCATGGGTGCATCATAACAAGGCCCTGAGGTTTGTAGCTGAAGGATCTTGGGAGGTGCCACCCAAATCATTGAGATGGGCTGTCGAAGACTATTGGAATCAGATTTACCCAAAACTGATTAGCCACAAAGAGCGTCATCCTGATTTATGCAGGAAATTGACAATTGACGAGGCTATCAACGGTGTTCCAACCGGTCTTTACATGGGCGAATTCAAGATGAATACTGCTGCCGGTATTCCATCAGGAACAAAGGAAGATAGCGGACTGTTTGAAAGAATTGATCCGTATGAAGATGGCAGAAAAAGGTACAAGTTGACCAAATTGGCAGAGGACCATTTGGAACTCATGCTAAGCAAATTTCGTAACAACGAATCCTATGGTATTTATGTAAGAACATGCCTGAAAGATGAAGTTGTCGCCGAAGACAGTGAGAAGGTGAGAATTTTCTATATCTTGGAGTGCTTGTTTGCTATGATTTGCAGACAGTATTTCCTACCTATTGCTGAATTCATTTCGCGACACCCAGTAACTACGGAATGCATGGTTGGTTTAAATTGTGCCGGTCCCGAGTGGGAGACAGTTGTCAACCACCTCGAAGAACTTGCTTTGGACGATCAACTTGTTGATTGGGACTATAGTAAGTATGATCTGAAAAGATCTCCCGATGTTATGATTGCGTCGTTGAAACTCATGATTCGTATGGCTGAATTTATGGGCTACTCCAAAGAAGATTTGAAATTAATGGAGGTCCTAGCTGAAGAAATGAGAAACCCAATTGTGAATTGGAACGGAACCATTATTTGGATGTACCTTTGGTGTTCTGGTAATACCATGACCGTTTATGGTAACAGCCTAGAGAACTCGCTACACCAGCGTGTTTCTTTCCATTGGAATGCATCTCGAAAATGGTCGAAGGAAAAATTATCACAATTGCGGCCTTTCAATACGTATGAACACATTATCACTTATGGAGACGACGGATGTTCAGGTTCACACCCTGACGTTCGAGAATTGACAGGTTTCTCCGCCAAATTTGACTATTTTAGTTCAATTAATATGAAAATCACTGACGCTAAGAAAAGCGGTAACCCTTCGGAAACCGTTCATAAAGGAGAGGTTGACTTCCTCAAGCGTCGAAGTGTTTACCATGAGGCATTGAACAGAAGAGTCGGGGCTCTGGATAAAGAGTCCATCTGGAAAATGGGTCACATGAGCTCAGGATCTGGAGAATTGGAGGACCTTGCTGTAGCAAGCATTCAGTCTATGTTGACGGAAGCTTTCTTACACGGCAAAGAGTTCTATGAAGAGTTGCGCGAGAAACTCAAAATTTGTGCAGTTGAAAACAATGTAATGACAGATCATTTGCACTATGATTATGAGTATCGGATAGCAAACTGGGAGTCTAAGTACTCCCAGTTTTGCTAACTCTTCAGCAACGTCCTGCCGGAGGACGTAATAAAAGCCGGGGCGAGTAACCTCTCGCTGCAGAAATTGCAAAGCAAAAGGCCGTTGTGTTGTTGGTTACCGATCGACATTTGAGCAATGTACTTTCAGGCTCTTCACGACGATGCTCAATGGTGCGCTTAGGCAAGCAAACCTGGAAAAGTATTTGTCTACTTCATCAACAAACACATCACATAAGATCTTCAGCTATGGAGCGGCTGCAGACGCCGAAATCGGTACGCAAAATGCTTCATTCAAAGACAACCAGCCCGGTCAGATGGACTCGCGTGGACACGTGAGTGATCACACTAGAGATTTAGGTTTCATGAGTGATACACAGTTGTCGAACTTCTTTTCAAGACCTATCAAATTGTATGAGACAGAATGGGATGTAAATTCTGCTCTCTTTGACACATTCGACCCATGGACAATTTTCTGGGAGAATTTACGAAATGAGGAGAAGATCAAGCACTATTACTTGTTGAAGTGCAAAATGCATATCAAGATTTTAATCAATGGAAATGCTTTCTACTATGGACGAGCTATTGCAGCTTATGAACCGCTAGACTTTTACGATGACACGTCCATAACGAACTCGAGGACACCGTATATTGATGAGGATCTTGTCAGACTTTCACAACGTATGCATATATACATCAATCCAACAACAAGTGAGGGAGGTTCTCTGGAACTCCCATTTTTCTACCACAAGAATGCCTTCAGTATCCCAAACAATGATTGGAGACGTATGGGCCGTATAGTTCTAATGAGTTTGAACAACTTGCAGAACGCAAACGGCGCTACTGATCCCTTGAATATCACAGTTATGGGATGGGCTGAAGATGTGAAATATGCTATTCCTTGTGGGAATATACCAGAGATGTGGAACGAACCCGAAATGGATGAACATGAAGACGGTGTAGTTTCACGACCAGCTAGTACAATAGCAAATGTTGCTTCCAAATTGACGCAACTCCCTTGGATCGGGAGGTTTGCGCGTGCCACAGAAATTGGAGCCGGAGCAACAGCAGCTGTTGCCAAATTATTTGGTTTTTCATCACCTAATGAACTTTCTTACAGCGCGATGATGCCATTAGTTAGGCCTTCACTAGCAACCGTGGATAACAAATATCCTGCACAAAAATTGACTGTCGATAGTAAACAAGAAATAACTATTGACCCCGAAACTACTGGAATATCTGCTATGGATGAATTGTCCATAAAGGGAATTGCAGGTAGAGAGAGTTATTTGACATCTTTCACATGGGAAGTGGGAGATGCTCCGGAGACTTCTCTTTTCCAGTGCTTGGTATCTCCAAGTGTGCACAGGTACGAATCCACAACTGGCCCGCAGATGTTTCATTTTCCTGCGTGTGCCGCTGCTGCCTTGCCTTTTTCTTTTTGGCGTGGTACAATGAGGTTTCGATTTCAAATTGTGGCTTCTGAATATCACAAAGGCAGAATACGGGTCGTTTACGATCCTGAAGCTGGGCAACTCACACCCAACTTCAACACTCACTACATCACAATTCACGATATTGCAAGTGAGAAAGACTTCACAGTTGATGTGGGTTGGGCACAAGAGTATTCTTGGGCACCGACTCTCTTACCTGGGACCGACACTTTTGTCACTGATAATTCAACAGTGGTGTCTGGTCTCGACGGGAACGGAGTTTTGAGTGTACATGTTTTGAATGCACTAACTATTCCTGGTGCAACTGTTGCGAACATTCAAGTCAATGTATTTGTATCTATGTTAGACGACTTTGAAGTAGCACAGCCATCAGACACAGTGTCTCTTGTACATTTCCGTCCTGATGTCTCCAACACTCCAGAAATGGGTGAAGAAATGGAGAACGATATGGATTGCTGTGAAGATCCAGTGAGTGACCCACCAACGATTGACAATATGGCAATGACTCAAATCGAGGATCCAGATGTGAACAAATTGTTCTTTGGAGAGATTGTAGGATCATTTCGCCAGTTGTTGAAACGAGATTATTTAGCTGAGGTGACTTTATTCCCTCAGACAGCTGAAACTCAGTGGGTGCAAATTCGCCGTGGACTCTTTCCTATGTTCGGAGGAAAGTATACAGGACCGGCACCAATAACAAGTACAGCCCTGCTAACATATGGAAGCAGTGGTGACATTTTGGTGCCAGCGGCAACAACAATGCTGAACTATGTAGCAAGAATGTTTTTGGCATGGAGAGGATCAGTCCGATGGACTTTTGATACTTCACCACTACATGTTCAGGGAGGAGCGGGAGAACGATACAGTTCCGTTTCTTATCATATGTCAAGAATACCTTTTACGGCATATACGAACACGACGGCATCAGCAGATGCATCAAACAATAACGCTGTTCAAGTTGGTTATTTGAACAGGGAGACTCGACCAACTGCATATGGAATGCACATAGGTAATACCAATGTGAATCCGTTGCAAAGTGTCGAGGTTCCTTATTATTCGCGTAAAAGATTCGACTTCACATTGTTGCAAGAAGATTTTACAACCAACGTGACCAAACCAAGTTTTGAGTTTGCAACTCTGGTACCGGCCAACACCACAGCAGAAGAGGAGATTTTCATCAGGTCTTACTGTTCTGCGGGAGAAGATATGAACTTTTTCTTCTTCAACGGGCTTCAGCCCTTTTATTTTTACCAAATTTTTACGCGCGACAACACGCCGTAAAGCCCCTCCTACCGAAATGAGGTTAAAAGACGGGAATTCACTTAAGAACGAGTGGATTTGCTACAACTCTGTAGGGATCTCTATAGCGTGGATAACTTTTCGAGACACCACCGAATAGAGTCAAAATCCTGAGAGAGTTGTAGCCGATGAGGTTAAGTCGAGAGACAGAAAGAACCAGGTTAAGTAACAGGTTTTCAGTTTCTCAAAAGACATCAGGTTTTCTTTGCCGAAAGCGTTGTCTACCGCGACTTCAATGCGTTATCACGGATATGATATAAATATATGACCCAGAACGGAAGGGGGGAGCGCCTTCCACGGGGCTAGCTATAGGCTAGTCTCGTTCGACGAATTAGTTGCTAATGAGCAAAGTACGAAGTTTTTCTTTACGACTATTCGTCGTGGAGGTTTTATTCGTGCTTCAACTTAGTGAGCGATTCGCCGAGAATCTACGTACTCTTCAAACCGCAGTATGGGTTAGGAAAAATCCCTTGGAACTAACGGTTTGTCGCATCGGCTTCTTATCCAAA